TAGAAACTGCCATTCCAAAAGATTGTTGTCCTGCGGCAGTAGTTGTAAAATTAACTGCTGAACCATTAATAGTTGCTGAAAATGGTGCAAATCCACCAACAAGACCATATGCATTTCCATATGTTCCTGAGTCTGATTCAATCTCATTAGGTGCAGGGCTTGCTTCTGCAATAACTTTATGTTCTACGGTTAAAGCATTAATATCATCCCTTGCATTTGCTACACTTACTACCCCACTACTACTTGTCAAGAATTGAACATCGATACCATTGATGCCCATCTTATCACCTGCAGTACAAGAACCATTTGTAATAGTTCCACGTGATACACTTGGTATTTGATCTTTAATTTTTAGAAAAATAGCAACATTTTGTTTTTCAGTCGTTAGTTCACCTGTACCATCAATTGCTGGATATATAAAATCACCTGCCGACCCTGGTAGTCCTGGCACAAAATCAATAACTCCATTTGCAGGTCTTAGAAGAAAATTATTTGGACCAGGACCTGGATGTGTTACTGTGCCAACTAGTCTATCCATGTTATCTTGCCCTGCAACTTCAAACTCCCCAGTATCAGAATTCATACAAATCACATCACCTTCATCAAATCCATGCGCATCTTGATTCAAAAGATAGTTATTAGATGGATTGAGATACTTAAATCGTGAGTTGACATTAGGATAGAAATCGCTAGAAACTGAGCCAACTGGTAGCGGATCAATCATGGGATCACCATTTTCATTAAGTTGAAATACGATTGCACTGCCTGGAATATTGAATATACCTGTACCAGCAGCACTTCTAAAAGTGTTGTATCTGAGTCTATCTTCAACCTGACAAGTAACTGACAATGCGGTTTTTTCTATTATTGAAACAATTTGCAATGCTCTGCCATCTGTTGCACCAGCAATGAAATCACCAACAGTTATGTCAAATCCATCAAATCTAAATGGAGTACGTGTTAAATGTGAACCATGATTCACCTGCGTGACACCCATTGTTATTTCCCAACGGTATGCTTTGGCGTTACTTGCACCTGACCACCATTTATCACCTAGGCCATCATCATGCGGCCAGGATGCAATATTTTTAGCACTTATTACAGTACATGATATAACTTTTGCCGGAACATTTAAATCTATTGCACTTGTCTTATAATTAATCATTTTAATTATTCCTTAAATAAATTATTATATCATTGACACCACGATCCATGCATGTGTAGGTTGTCCGAAAGTTCTTCCCGCGCCTGTGTCTGCCTCTCTTAATACTAATTTCATTTCCAGTGATCCTAGTGCGCCAAATGCAATTGGTGATCCAGGAGATCCGCCTGCGTTTAGAGTACGAGTAGTCATATCTTTATTAAGTGGCATAATTATATACTGATTTGTCAGTCTGACATATCCATAAACTAGTACGTTTGATGGTGGGAATGAATATCCGCTAAATGTCACACTAACTTCGCCTGAATCTGCATCCTCAATATTTGCTGATATTCCACTTGTTGTATTCGAAATACTAGACAATGAACCATTTGGCGCATAGTTAAGTTTGAAATATTCTGTGGAACTACCGCCACCACCACCACCGCCTGCTGCCGGTGCTGCTGGTGCCCATTCGCTACTTGTAGCATCCCATGTAAGAACATCACCATTCGTTGGAACAGTTGCATCGACATTGCCTAAATCACCGAGCGATTCTGTTGATAAATCTACAGTTCCGCCACTCGCTGGGACGAATTTACTACCATCCCATTCTAAGAATTGACCTGTTTGAACACCTGTAATATCAACATTGTTTAATTCGCCAATAGATGAACTTGAGAGATTTGCTGCTGCTGGAGCAGTTGGTTGCCATTGTGTACCAGACCATGCTAGTAATTGTCCTAATGCAGGAGCACTAGAAGAAACGTTGTTTAAATCACCTAAATTAGAGTCTATTGAAACAACAAGATTATTTACATTAATACCTGTTCCTGCTGTATATACGTTATGAGCAAGAAGACCATTACTATCTCCTAGTTGAGAAACATCATTCGGAATTGTAGGTTTATCTGTTAAATCATTGTATGATGTAACTCCTCCGCCACCACCTGATACAGTAGAGAATGAGAAGTTACCTGAACCATCAGTTGTTAGAACTTGTCCTGATGTCCCATCATTAATATCAAGATCAGTTAGTTCTAATCCCTTAATTGTGTTACCAGTAAAATTAACTGTTCCACTAAATGTAGTTGTTTGTAAACCTGATGAATTTGTAAATGCAATGTGTGTTGATTTGGTACCAGTACCATCGTCACTTTGAATTGCCATAGGTTGTGTAGCATTATCTGCTCCCACCCAATAATTTGTTTTGATCTTACCGCCGCCATTTGGACCAATAATTAGTGTGCCGGCACTACTCGCATCATATGCAAAGCCTGCAACGCCGCCCAAACTACCATTATCGTTATATTGAATTGAGCCATTATCCCCTTGTGGAGTAACTTCTGCACTTGCCATATCGGCTGGTGCATACGTAAATACACCATCGCTTGAATTGAATGTTAATGAACCGCCACCTGATTTAGTTACAGTGTTTACACTTATAGATGAGCGTGTTTCTGATGATATATCTGGCGGAATAAATGTGAATACACCTGTCTGTGCGCTATATTGTAAAGAACCAGAAGCACTTCCAATTGCTTGATTTGACACACTGAGGTCTGATAGCGCAATACCACCACCACCACCACCACCACCTAGTAGTCCGTCAGTATCTGTCAATTGATTCACATCAGCAGGTATTATCGGTTTATTTGAAAGATCATCATATTCGCCTGAAAACGCAGGAGGGTTTAATTGTAACCAAGTAGCAAAACCTAAACCAATATCATAGTTGATATAAAGTCCTAGATTACTGTCATCAAACCAAAGTCCTCCTGGAACTATATTTGTAGGTTCTACGCCGCCTATAAAGACGCCAGGTATATCTTGATTTTCCCAATCACCACTTGTATTATTGTAGGTTAATACTTGTCCATCTGCAGTTGAAGTTATAGTAACGTCATCTAAATCATCGATTGTTGTTCTTGCTACTGCAGGTGTTAGTGTAAATGTACCAGTTATATTATTATATTCTAACTGTGCCTCATTACCATTTGCTGTTGCGTTTGATACACTTAGATCAGATAATGATATTCCAGAACCACCTGATGAAGTTGAATCAGATGCTGGTGCCCACGATGAACCATTCCATTTAAGTACTTGGCCAGTGCTTGCTGCTGCAGAACTTACATCAGTCAAATCACCCAATAGAGTTGCACCACCACCTAGTAGTCCACCAGTGTCAGTTAAATCACTTATATCAGCAGGTGCGTCAGTAATTCCATAACCTGCTAGTGTTGTTGGAGTACCTGTGATATCTTCCCAGGCACCTGATCCACCATCAGTGATGCCATAACCTGCTAATGTTGTTGGAGTACCTGTGATATCTTCCCAGGCACCTGATCCACCATCAGTGATGCCATAACCTGCTAGTGTTGTTGGAGTACCTGTTAATTCATCCCATGTGCTTGCACCACCATCAGTGATGCCATAACCTGCTAGAGTAGTTGGAGTATCTGTTAAATCCGCCCACGTGCTTGCACCTGATAGGCCTGACAAATCTACAGAATTACCACCAGATATTTGTAAACTTGATCCAACAAGTGTTAAACTTTGACTATCTGTATTCGCTGCTTGAATTATACCAGTACTATCTGTTAGGTCTGATATATCCTGTGGAATATTTGGTTTGTTTGCTAATTCATTATAATCTTGTAAATCCGTGTCGTTGTAAAACAATGAAGTTCCAGTAGAACGTAGTGTATTTCCTTCATCACCAATAAAAATTGAATTACCACTAATATAAAGGTGACGCACTAATTTATCTGGGCTACCAATGTCAAATGCTGCTGTAGTTTTTGGAATTAAATTAAAGTCCCAGTCGCCTGCATTGTATGCTTCGGTAAATGTTGTAGTCTCGCCACCACCTAGACCAGATAAATCTATAGTATTGCCATTATCAATACTTAATTCAGTACCATTTAATGTTAACTGTTGATAATCTGGTGCTGCTGCCTGTGGATTTAACTCTATCCACATTGGAAAACCACCGATTTCGTAGTTGATGTTTAAACTTAGATTTAATGCATCTAACCATAATTCTCCAGGCTTAGGAGATGCTGGTGGATCATCTGTTATTGGGACTACTGATAATTCAGTTAAATCAACTGCCTGCCCATCAGAAACATCTAATAGTCTTGTTGCATGATCATATGTAAATGTTTGCGTTGCAGGAATATCTGATAGTTTGGCTAATTTATTACCATTCCATACTAAATCACTATCACTATCTGCTTCAAGTGTATTAGAACCTATATTAATAGTTGAATCATCAATGTAAACATCTGTCCAGCGATTTGTAGCAGAACCCAGACTTTGCAATGCATCTGTTTCTGGAACAAAATTCCATCCTGCGTCTAGTGTTAATGTAGACGTTCCACTATTTGATGTTAAGCCATCAATATTTCCGCCGAGGGCAACTAGATCAACTGTATTCCCACTTGAAATTGATAGTAGTGTTCCGTCTAGCGCAAGAGATTGTGGTAAGCCTTCGCCGCCGCCACCTCCACCTGTTGGTGCTGATGCAACCCATGCTGCGCCATTGTATGTTAGTACATCACCAGTAACACCTGATACTGTAAGATTATCTGCTAAAACAGCAGTTCCGTGAAATCTTTCGCCATATATATCATTAAATCGTAATTCAGCACTACCAATATCCCATTGATTATCAACTGATGGTGCACTATGGCCATCTAATTTAATATAGTTATCAACATCAGTGAATACTGGGACTACGATACTATTGCCACCTGAGATAGTAATTTCATTACCAACAATTGAAAGTGTCTGTGCAGAACCACCGCCGCCGCCAAGACTTGATAAATCTATTGAGTTACCGTTTGATATTAATAATTTGTCATCTACTATTGATAAGGTTTGATAATCAGCATCAAGTCTCGCTGCTAGTTTATCGTCTACCCATTGTTCAGTCGCATATCCAGTTAAATCAGTAGCGGCATCTACAAGTGATACGAGATCGACTGAGTTTCCATTTCCTGAACCACTTGAAATTGAAAGTATGGTACCTTCGAATGTAAGCTCTTGTCCGTCACTATCACCCAAAGAGTTGATAGTATTTACAACAAAATCTTGTGTTGCATATGGTGTCAGATCAACTGAAGTAGACAGTGAAACAAGATCGATTGTATTACCACCTGAGATAGTTAATTCGGTGCCGTCTAAAGTTATCTGTTGTGCATCAACGTTAGCATATTCTGATAAATCTACAGAATTGCCATTTGAGATGCTAATAAGATTATTAGAAAAAGATAGTACTTGTGATTCTGCAAGTAGATTGGTTGTGTCTGTAAACTCACTTATATCTGTTGGAGCGCCTGTTAAATCTGCATACGCACCACTAAATGATTCTGATATTGTGGGTTTGTTTGTAAGATCATTGTAATCACCACTGAACGGAGTTGCATGATCTAGTAGATTAGTTGTATCTGTTAGGTCACTTACATCTGTTGGAATAGTTGGTGCGCCTGTCAGATCATTATAATCGCCACTAAATGCAGTGACTTGATCAAGTAGATTTGTTGTATCTGTTAGGTCGCTTACATCTGTTGGGATTGTTGGTTTGTTTTGTAACGTATTCCAATCACCCAGTGGATGATCAATATTACCAATCGCAGTAGCCAAATCAATAGTTGTTGCATAATTTCCTAAGTTCAAACTTACACTGTTGCCATCAGTAATACTTAGTACATTTCCATCCCACTCTAATTGTTGTTGTGATGGAGCGCCTGATACCCAAGATGCACCATTATATGTTAGAACATCGCCTGCTGTGCCAGATATATCCAAGTTAGAAGCAAGAACTGCTGTACCATGGAATGTTTCTGCGTAGATATCACTGAACCTTAGATTCTCACTACCAATATCCCAATTTTTATCTAAACTTGGAACTGAGTGACCATCTGTTTTCACAACATTGGTAACTTCGACTGGTTCTGGTAGCGTAATTGAATTACCACCAGTTATAGATAGTGTTCGGTCATTTATTACAAGAGTTTGTGGTGTTGGATTTTCATTATTTTGTCCTGCCCCTTGTGGTGCAGCAACCCAGGTGTTACCATTCCAAGTAAGAACATCACCATTATTTGATCCGGTAATTGTTAAGTTATCAGCAAGAACTGCTGTACCGTGAAATGTACTAGCATATATATCATTATATCTGAAATCACTGCTACCCAAACTAAACGTATTGTCTATGGTAGGAGTAGAATTGGCATTTAATCTTAGATAGCGGGCATCGCCATCTGCTTGACTAATTGCACCAATATTTGTTCTTGCAATAGAAACATCGGGTAGATCTGATAGATTATTTGATTTTGTTATGAATTGTGTTGTGTCAGTATTTGCTGATAGTGTTATTGTTTCGCCATCATCTGCAATAATGAGACCTGTACCAACTGCTATACTCTTAAAAGTGAATAGACCGGTTGATGGTTCTACACTTGATAATACTGCACTTCCATTACCTATATTTGTACCGGTTTGAAGGGTTTCTGATAGGTCGGCCGATATCACAAGACCATTGCCACTATCTGTTATTACGACATTTGTACCTGCTGTTATTGTTTGTAATACAAGTGATGATCCTACAACTGAACCTAATTGATTTCCTAAACCAGTATGTGATACTGAATCTATTCCGCCACCTGCTCCACTTGAACCTGATCCAGCGGCATTAACGAATGCACCTTCCGAAGTGCTGTATACAAGAACTTGATCTTCTTGTAAATTACCAACTAATTTAAATGTTGGATTAAAAGGTGTTGCGTTTATACTCATTTCTCTGCCCCTTAATAATTTAGATATATCTTATCGATATATCCAACTGTATTGATATCAGTTTGTCCCAGTGATGTTCTATCTAATGTAGCTCTCAAAAATACCAAATTTGCAGTAAATGTATATCCTTCTACACCCGTAAATTCATTATAATCTTTAAATGGCATACCATCAATTAATATACTGAACCAATCGTCTTCTGTTGGATTAGTCGCAAGTGTACCTTGAATACGAACTCTTCCAATTAGTCCTTGGCCATAAACAGCCACAGTATGAAGTCCATCAGTGAAGCCATAATAACTATCACCGGGAACTGCATTGCCTACTAGATCAAGATTTGTTCCTGAATTTTCTAGAAGAGTTATTGTTTTACGTGCCATTATTATTCCTTATTCTGCTTGAGTTTCAACTTCGACAACCGCAGCACCGCCAATAAGTTCAGCAACAACTTGTTCAATTGTTAGTGAAACTTCGTCATTAATAAGATTTGATTTGTTTTCGCCTGATTTAGAAATCTGTGATACTCTGATTACTAGAATTTCCTCTTTAATACTCGCCATTTTATATCCTTTTAGTTTACATTAATGATATTTATCTATAAACTATTTATCTGATTGGCAAATTTCACGTATCAGTATTGCTTTGGTAATTTTGGTAATATTCTCACTGGCAACAAATGCCATTAGTTGCATATCAATATACTCTCTGCAGTATATAGTGTATGTATTATATGTACTGTGCCTAAATTTATAACTAAACGGTGCATTATTTATTTGTATAGTAGTATCTTCGTTTGCAAACTTGCGCACGTTAGTATTCAATAAGTAATTATCATTACTTGAATATGTGTCAATAAGCAATGGTCCCAAGTATGTATGAAGATTATTATTATATTTTAAATTAATTTTATATCTAAACTTTTTATAATATAAACTATTTTTTATCTCAACATTATCTGCCTGTGCGTCCAATGTTTCTGATAAATTATCTATAAAGGGAATATGAATTTCTTTTTGTAACTTGCCGTAACGTGTTGCTGCAAGTTCAAATACATCTTTATCTTCGAAATAAACATGTGTCATTGAACTATTTGTGAATTTAGTGCCCGGTTTACTTCTAAGAAATCTTATACAATTTGATCTAGCAATCATGTCTTCTGGTGTTGTCGGATAATCGAACCACCAACCATAACCAGTTCGGTTTACATACGAATCTATAATTTCTTTTGACGGAAATCCATACAGCCGTTTATATGCTATCTTATAAGGATATTTCTTGTAAAATAATTTTGTAGACTCGACATGTTTAACCATATGTAAATTCTAACTTATCATTGGCAACTCGTACAGTAACTTTACCACCATTAATTAGTTGTCCAAATAAAATTTCTTTCGATAAAGGCTTCTTAATATAATCATTAATAACACGTTGTAACGGTCTTGCTCCCATATCTGGGATATAGCCACGCTCACGCATCCATGACTTAGCGCCGAGTGTTAATTCAATTACTACACCTTTATCAGTCATCATTTCATTTAGTTCATTGATTGACTTATCAACAATCATATCAATATGTTCACGCTGCAAAGCGACAAACTCAACCATAGCATCTAACCGATTACGAAATTCAGGAGAAAAGAATTTCTTCACTGCCTGTAAAGATGCATCATTATTGTCGTTACTGAAGCCAATTGCCATCTTGGATTTTTGTGACGCACCCAAATTGGATGTCATAATAACAATAGCATTACTAAAATCTGCAACCTTGCCCGTTGAACTAGTTAATCTGCCGTCATCCATCACTTGAAGAAGTAGGTTCATAACACTTGGATGTGCCTTTTCAACTTCATCTAATAGAATAATGCAGTTTGGAGTTTCTTCTACATCATTAATGAGTTTGCCACTACCAGCACCACCTTCTGCGTGTCCTACATAACCCGGAGGCGCACCGATTAATTTAGATACTGAGTGTTGTTCCATATATTCACTCATGTCATACTTGCGAAGTGTTACATCTAAGTTATTTGCAAGTTGGCGACATAATTCAGTCTTGCCTGTTCCTGTTGGACCAACAAATAAGAAACTGCCAATGGGTTTGTTGGTAGGACGCATACCAGACTTAGCAACTAAAATAGATTCTACTAAAGTACTGATTGCTTTGTTTTGTCCAAATAGTTTCTGCCGTATATTGTGTTCTAAGTTTGCATAATTTGTATTTTCTTTTGCATCAATCATATCCAATGGAATACGAGTAATCTTTGATACCGCTTGTTCAACTGCGCCTCGATCAATTTTGCCGGTTGATTTATGTAACTTAGTTCTAGCACCGGCAACATCAATAATATCAATCGCACGGTCTGGATTATATTTACCATGCATATAACGCTCAGCCAAATCTACAGCATAATCAAGTGCATCATCATCATATTCATTGCCATGGAACTCTTCATAATATTTTTTAAGACCCTTGACAATTAATTTTGTATCCTCTTTACTTGGCTGCTCAATTACAACTTTTTGAAACCTGCGTTGTAATGCACGGTCTTTTTCGAAATTCTCTCTATATTCTTCACTTGTAGTTGCGCCCATGCAAAGTAGTTTACCACCTGCTAATAGTGGTTTCAGAAGATTTGCAATATCAATATTTGAACCACCCGCTGAGCCTGCGCCCATTATCATGTGAATTTCATCAATGAATAAGATTACGTTATCTTTTGCAGATAATTGTTCAAAAACTATTTTAGCACGTTCTTCAAACTCACCACGATACTTGGTGCCTGCAACCATAGCAGTTACATCTAAAGAATAAACAATTTTATCTTTAAGCATATCAGGACATTCATCGTTTACAATATTTCTTGCCAACCCTTCTGCAATAGCAGTTTTACCAACACCTGGTTCGCCTACAATAATAACATTATTCTTTTTTCGTCTTGCTAATACTTCAGAGATTTCAAGAATTTCTTCGGAACGTCCGATTACTGGATCAATCTTTCCTTCTGATGCACTTATATTTAAGTTCTCACAGAAATCTTCAAATTTTATTTGCCCTTGACTGTCAGGTCCACCAGCCATACCACGTGGCGTGCCACGGTTTATTGAATTTGCAAATGCATCATAGAAATCTTTTTCAATAATCTTAACTACTTTATCTCTACTCGCCCCATTTTTCTTTAAGATATATGCAGCATGGGATGATGTTTCACTTAATAGTGATACAATGAGATCCTTGCAAAACATCTGCTTTCTGCCAGTAAAAATAACTTGTGTTACGGCACGATTAAAAACACGATCAAGTGCTAGGGTTTGTCTAGGTCCCATGCCATCTAATTTTTCAACTGTGATGTCATCTCGTTGTGCTAGGTTTTCTTCTAGGTCTCGGATAATATTGGCATGGCTGCAACCCATTTTGCCCAATAGTTCTAGTACATCTTGCTCGTCCATTAATACGTACAATAAATGTTCCAATGTTACATATTCATGTGAAAGTGCCGCAGCCTTTATTAATGACTGGTCTAATGCCCAACTAACCCGATTGTTATAATTATCCATTGTATTCCTTAAATTTAATTTTTAGTATAGTGTTTGGGAGTATGTTATTAATAACTACTGTATCATTAAACTGCGTGTTATTTGGAACAAATACATCAAATGTTATCATGTCATCATATATAAATGATGATGTTTCGCCTTGACAATATTTTAATTCTAACGCATCTAATTTAACAGTCATATTTACAGTTAATATTCTATTTTTTACATATTTATTTTTTACCTTTATGTATGCAAGTCGTACAGCATCGAATTCTTCTACTGAGCCACCATGATCTGGATGTGCTTTTAATAAACATTTTCTATATGCATTACGGATTTCATCTTCACTAGAGTATTTATTAATCTCTAGAAGTTCATACGAGGTCATTGTGAATCAGGTAAAATATTGTCAATACTAGTTTCATCGCCATTTGAATAGTAGTCTTCATATGCAACTATGATTGCTTTTTGTTCACTTAGTTTTTTAAGAATTTTTGACATATCTAATGCAAGTGCTTCGTATCCAACATTAGTCAGTGCATACACGACAACAGGTTTTCCACTTGCTTTTATTTTAGCGAATTCTTCTGCGGCATTGTCTGGCGTGATAATTACCCAATCAATTTTTGAAAGAGTAAGGGCTTCAGATTCTGGTAGGATTAACTCTGGTCTATCAATTGGCTGTGAACTATATTCTAGTTCTCTTGGTGTTCTACTGCAAGCACTAAGGCTTATAGTTAGGGTTAGCAATATCAGAACATTCATTATTGATTTGTGAAGGTTTTGTAGCATTAATTTCATCCTCTGTTAGTGGCGACCCACCTACTATCTCTAAACATCTTAACATATTATCACTAGCTTTGTCAATGATTTTTTGAACATCTTTTGGTCTTCTAGCTGCTAGAAAATCTAATTCGTGTTTTGCTAATTTATTTTCTAAGTTACGAACACGATTATCGGCTGCTTTAAATTTTGTGTTTGCTTTATCAAATTCTATTTTAATACGCTTTAAATCCGCTTGCGTTTTATCTAATGCAGCCTGAGTTGCTTTTTGGGCCATTTCAGACTTGGCAGCATTTTCTGCATATATTCGTATTTGATTTTGTGTATAAGTGTAGTATTGCCATAATGCAAACCCAGCCGCTGCGACGGCCGCTGCAATAATTAGATATTTTTTTATACTGAACATTTTATTACTCGTTTGTTATATTGAAAATCAAATTTTCGGTATCTGGGTAATTTACAACTGTTGGACCTTCTGGGCACATATAATCAATGTGAGCTAAAAGTATTGCGTTGCCTTCAGCAATCTGATGGCTATGGTTTTCACTTATTGTAAAACTGAAACCAAATTTATCTATTTTATCACTAGCCGGCCCACTAAATTTAGTAATACTCGGAATTGCAGTGTGAACATGATACTTACTATCTTTAACTTCAAGTCTGAATCCTTCAACTGAACAATCATCCCTGAACTTTTCTCTCGCCACTATTACGTCGAAAGTACCATATGCATCGCCATCAGATACTGAGAAATGTTCTGGTGCCCATTCGAGTATTTGTTTCGAAGATATTTTATCCAAAAAGGTATAACCGCCGCCTAGCATTGCTAATGTTGCAGTTACTATTCCTATTCCTTTAGTTATATTTTCTACATCGAAAACTAATCATTTGTTATTTTTTTGTCTTTTTTAACCATTTATCAATATCATCTGATGAAATAACAATTGATGGGCCATTATAGAACTCAATAGTCCATTCTGAAATATCTACTAAACGTGTTACATCATCTAATATCAACAATACGTTTCTCATTAAGTCTTCGTTTTTAATTTCAACAAATACCAAATACATTCCATCTTCATCAGCAGTCGGTGAAACCTCAGTATCAAGAATTTCAATTATTCCGCGCTCTATAAAACGTGCAAGATCATCAGCAGGTCTTTCATCAGTGACATAAAATGCAAGAACTGTTACATCATCAACTGTGCCAACCTTAGGTTCAAAATCTGCTACAGTAACTTTTTTCGTTACTAGAGATTTCAAATCATTATGTTTTACGCCTTCATTTATTTGTGTAAATTTCATATTTAAATCTCCTGGCTATTGATATTTGTATTATCATCTAATCCAGAAGTATATGCATCATTTAAATCTGACACATCAATTTCTTCTGAACCTACTTTAATTTGCTCATCCGTATATTCATCAATATATTTTCTAGGCATCCATATATCAACTGTCCAGATTTTATCACTATTTAATTTTGGTAGTCCGTCACTATCAAGATCATTCGGTGATTTAGGAACAATAGAAGTTTTCAATACACTTTTATTAAATTTAACTTCACAACCAATTTTTTCTAAACGCAATCCGGCCTTAGGGTCAGGCATGCCCATATATGGGTACATTAATTTAATATGTAGCCAATAGCGTGAAAGATTTGGTCCTTCAACGATTTCGCCTGTATCCCAGTTTTTATAAGCATACATACCGGTATCTTCTAGGATTTTTTCAAATTCCATAAGAATATCTAATAGTGTGTTGTTTTTATTAACATCACGTAGGTTATCTAATATATCATCGTGTTTTAGTTCAGACATTGGTAAAACTCCATTTGTTAAATGTATTTATCACATAAAAACTTTTTTGTCAATATGTAATAGTAATACACTATTCAAAAAAATTATTGATAAGTAATATTGAGACAAGAAGTGTCTCACTCTGAAAAAACCCTTCCTAAGGAGGCTATAATATGGCACGAAAAAAACGTGTTGACAATAAACAATCTAAAACAAATAACCGTGAACCTTATCATCCTGATGGTCAACGTAGCGGTATTATACAATTAAGAAAAAAAACAATCCCAACAATACTGCCCCGTAATATTGCACAAGAAGATTACTTGTATCAATTAGCAGATCCAGAAAATAATATATGTTTCGCAATTGGTCCTGCTGGTACTGGTAAAACACTTTTATGTACTCTTATGGGCGTTAAAGCTTTCATGGAAAGAGAGGTGAAAAAAATTGTTATTACTCGTCCGGCAGTTTCAGTGGACGAACAACACGGGTTCTTACCAGGTGACCTAAATGAAAAAATGGCGCCATGGACAAGACCTATATTTGATATATTCGAAAAGCATTTTTCGGTGGCTGAAATTGAATCGATGTTGGCAGAAAACATCATAGAAATCGCACCACTTGCATACATGCGTGGCCGAACGTTTGAGGACGCTTGGATCATTGCAGATGAAATGCAGAACGCTACAAAGTCACAAATGAAAATGCTATTAACTAGAATTGGTAACAATACTAAAATGATTGTTACTGGTGACTTGAAACAACATGACAGAGGTTTTTCAGAAAACGGTCTTTCAGACTTTATGGAACTTACCAGAAGATATGAAATCGCAAATATGAATCATATTGCTATTTCACGTTTTGATATGATGGATGTAGAAAGACATCCAGCAGTTGTAGAAGTTCTTAAAATATACGGAGAGGACGAATAAAAAGAAAGGGAGTAATGCTCCCTTTCTTACTTTTTTATTTCTTTTTTAATTTTTTTCGTAGTTCTTCCAAAGTAAGTACCTTAACTTCTCTGCCACTATATACTTTAGCATTTTTATCTTTTCCATAAAATACAAATTTTGATGAAGGCATATATGTAATTGGATTTTGTTGATCACTTTGCGGTAAATATTTAAAATTCATATTCCCGTTATTTTGGATCATAGCCCCATTAACTTTGTGTCTAAACCTACCAGTTTGAGAACCATTCGATGTAAATGTAATATCCTTATCTCCGTCACCATCTACATCGTTAAAACGAATTCGATTAAAGTGATAGTTCCATTCGTTTCCTTCGTGTACCGGTTTAAATGTCTTGGGCGCATTGATAATTTTAATTAGATTGGATTTGAACTTGCCATTGCCTTTATTTTCTAAAATATCTACAGCAACACCTACATATAAGTGTCCCGCTCTCGACAAAACAATATCCAAGTCGCCGTCAGAGTCTAAATCCCACATTGAAACTTCGGGAACTGTTCCCCATTTTTTTGTGCCGTCTTGTGGTAAACGATTGGTTCTTCCGAACTTACCATATCCATTATTATACATAATTCCAGTTGGAGTTGAGTAACCAAATTCATGACCTGAATGGACAATATCTAAATCGCCATCGCCATCCATATCGCCAAGTTCAATGACATATGCATGTACATTTCCACACCCTTTAACTGTCATAAACCCTTTGCCATTATTCATCCAACAAGATAATCTTGCTCCTCCATTCTTATCCTGCTGTGTCATAACTACATCTAAATCACCATCATTATCGATATCACCAAATGAACCGCCGTGATTATATACTGCATAGTTTGGTTTGCTTAGATGTGTTGCCGAACTTTCATACCATTTACCATCTGAATTACTTAGGAAATAACTATCTCTGTGTCCGTGATATGTTCCCATGCCAGTATCAGCAACCCAGTAGTCTAATATACCATCGTTATTAAAGTCGGCAACAAGTTCTTTGGATACTATCTGTTGGCCTGGCTTACTGCGATTGTCTACAAAAAGCATCGAACGGTCTTTAAATTTGCCATCTCTGGATCCAAATAGTACACTTGGTCCAAACCCTTCACCTTCACAACGGTCGCCACTGCATAGTCCACCAACACCGTCACCAGTCTTATTTAAATTGGTAGGATTCATAGACCCATTATACAACACATCAAGAATACCATCATTATTAAAATCTTGATATACATAAGATGGTGTCCACCAATATCGTGTTTTTATTCTACCTGGATTGGTATTTGGAAAGACATTATAATCCACATTGTTTTTGATATGAATGCCAGCAATAGCATCAGGCACATCGGATGTAGAACTGTTAACACTAGTAGTACAACCAGTTAATACCATAACAGATGATACAAGGAGTAATTTTATAGAATTAGTCATGATATTATATCCTTTTAGTTTTAACCGATAATAATGTCTGCAATTTCACTCCAGTCAGAACATTTAATGATCTCTTCATTATTACAATCTTTATTGTGTCCGTGTGAAATCAACATACTTTTCAAACCAAATTTTAAGCCAACTTCAGCATTTTCAGTTTTATCTTCTAGCCAATATTCAGCAGTTGGATACTTTGCAGTAAACTCAGCGAGGGCTTCATCCTTGTCAGCGCCTGTATCAAGGCAAATAACTTCTTTACAAACATCCATACCAAATACATTTTTCAAATTAGAGATACGAAGTAACCGTGCCTTTTCATCAAGTGAAAGAGAAGTGATAACAACAAACTGGAAACCTGCTTCAACCAATCGAGCAACACCACTCCGTGCATCCCGGAACGCTGGCAAGAAACCCATCCAGGCACTCTCGTTAAATTCTTTTACTAAACGTTTACCGTCAACCTTTTCGATTCCGTATGCAATACTGATATCATAGATTGCATCTACCTTCTTAGTGTATCCTTTTTGAACCATCCACTCGGAGAACATGCCCTCCCAGTTAAGCATAACACCATCACAGTCTGTAAAGATAATTTTTTCGTTTGTCATATTCATACTTTCTTCTTATTACTATTACTTTATATAGTGATTCGAATGGATTGTCAAGTATTAATTTGTATATAATTTACGATATGCTTCGATATCTTTCTCATACTGTTTTGAACAGAAATTAGACTGACGTTTCCAAAAGTTCATCTTACGCTCACATATGTCTAACTCTTTAGAGGCATGATGTTTTTCAACTCTATCGTCACTTTTCAATAATATAAATTTCAGGAAAAAATAGTTTTCTAGATGCTTACAAATCATATGATTGGCATCGTAGTCTTCTGCATAGAATGCTGAATTGAATGTGCGTTTTTCAGTGTCGCTATAAAAAAACATCATGTGCATATCTCCCTTTAATCACATTTACTGTTATAGCAGTGATTCGAAGATATGTCAAGTATTAATTTTGTTTTTTATGCCTGCGAACACGTTCTCGCCATACAACATAACTACGTTTTTTAAGATTATGTTTCATTATTTTCATAACGGCATCTTCGGTTAAATCATACTGAGATTTAATATCAGCCCAAGTTGTTTTATCACACCAGGCACTCGCAATAAGTTCAGATAAATTATATTCAGTCATATGATTATTACCGTAAATTTGTACGGACGCATCTTTATACCATCAGCCCACCAACTAGTAACTTGTTGTAGTCCGGTCATCAACACTAACACACTCCGCTGTGCGACAATACTTTGTATCGACATTTTTTTGTATGAGAACAACCTCACTTCATTCATATGGGACCTTGTAACCCATACTAGCAAGTAGTAACTCTTGCATGGCTCTTGGCAGACAGGGTGGGATTCGAACCCACGGAACCTCTCGGTTCGGCGGATTAGTAATCCGCTGCTTTCGGCCACTCAGCCACCTGTCCACATCTTGGCATCCCGTAGGGGAATCGAACCCCTCTTTTCAGGTTGAAAACCTGACGTCCTAACCGATAGACGAACGGGACAAATTACATCAAGCAGTTTTTGGACCTGCTTAGGTCATCCTGGGCACCATTTGCTCAATTGTTTTACAAGGGGAACAAAACCCTTTAACTATGGCGCGGTTGACGGGACTCGAACCCGCGACCCTCGGCGTGACAGGCCGATACTCTAACCAACTGAGCTACAACCGCTTGTTATTATTCTCCAATATCAAATGACAATTGACGTTCTGCATCTGCCTCTTCTTTGCGTTCTGAAATAACCATATCGACAATTTCATCAAATGATTCATAAAATTGTTCATCGTCTTTCCAGAATGAGCGACACGCAGCATATGCATCAGCATCTACGAAATTCCAGTTGATTGAATAATCTTCATTGAGGTTTTCTGATTTTTCAACTGAATTACGGATTTCGATTTCAAGCATCGAATAGATCATTGTGATTCTCTCTTATCGTTTCTATACATACTTTATAGCATGATAGAAATAGATTGTCAAGTATTATTTTAAATTATTCGTCTAAACCTATACATGGAATAATAATTGACTGCTTACAATTATCTGGATATGCAATTGCTGAAACAACGATCGGCATGCCCACCATAAAGAAAGAAATAATAATAAAAGATAGTAATAGTTTCATAAGTTATAATCCTAATTTGGTGGGCGACCCTGGAATCGAACCAGGCGTGCGTCTCCGCGAGGGAGTTACAGTCCCCTGCCACACCTTGCGGCCTGTCGCCCAATATTTTATGTTAGTCTAAAAATTCAATCATTTTTAGAATACGGGTGCGGTGCTCTTTATCGCTGACAATGTTCTCCATCATTTCTTCAATGGTAGCGTCTTCGGCATCAATATCGTTTAACCATCCATCAATATTTAATGGATCGTCCTCTAAATTTTCACGTTCATACACTTCGTCTGCTAATAGTCTTTCTAATGCTTCAAAGTCTGTCATTTTAATTCATTGCCCATTTTTGTTTCATTTTAATATTTGGTAGAAGTGGGTGGATTCGAACCACCTCAAAGGCGCTAATCTGGCGCAAAGAGCGTATAAGACTCCTCTGACTACCAAGTCTCACTTCCGATTTTTGGTGCTCCCGCAGGGACTTGAACCCCGAGTCGACCCGTTATGAGCGGGGCGCTTTAACCAATTAAGCTACAGGAGCGTTATTTCTGGAGCGGGTAAGGAGAATCGAACTCCTATCATCAGATTGGAAATCTGAGGTCTTACCATTACACAATACCCGCGGTTTATTTTATCTTTCTACTAAAGGAGTAGCAGCCTGTGAATCATGATAGTCGCCACTTGCATAGTAATCACGATACGCAACCTCTTTGACCATTATACCGTTCTTCATACGATATGTAACAATTTCTCTACGAATGACACCAGTAGTATCAGCATCAAATGCTGCTTTAAATGGTCCTTCTGCCATATTGTATTCTCCTTAATAATATTTGGTACTCGTACCCGGACTTGAACCGGGACGCCTCAAGGGCAACAGATTTTAAGTCTGGCGCGTCTACCGATTCCGCCATACGAGCATATTTCAATTAGATGATATAATCATCGTGTTCATTTTCCCATTGACTAATGGCATTCCTTAGACCCATCGCCAACCAATCACCACCTGACATATCAAGCATTTCGCTCCATTGTTCAACAACTTCATCAATTTGCTCACGTTCCAATTCATCAGGTGAATCTACACCAAAGTGTTCCTGAATTAATCCAAATGCCCATTCAGTAACTTCACCTTCTAACCAATCAAGCATTTTGTGTGGTCGATGAATTTCAAATTTATCTTCACTCATGTTCGCCTCCATTGCCACGTCCGGTATACTTACGACCAGACTGTAATAATTTGTTTAGTGACCCAGGATTTTTTTCTGCTTGACGAAATGTAACTGCAGTAATTGTAATGCCACTAATTAAAAAAATATGAAACGCTGCACTAATACCAAAAGCAAACATACTACCCACCATTACTGCGAATATGCCACTCCAAATAAAGAATAGGGACTGAAATACCATATGTCCTACCATTGGATCTAAATTGCGTAGTGGCGATTTTTCAACTGTCATTACACTATCCCACATTTCTTTAGGTAGTGTAAAAAGAGTTGTCAGAGTGTTTGCCCAGCCAATGGGCTTATTAGAGGGTTTCATTTTCTTCTCCTTATTTAATTTGGCGGTCCCTATAGGATTCGAACCTATGACCTACTGCTTAGAAGGCAGTTGCTCTATCCAGCTGAGCTAAGGAACCACACTATTAATCTTCTTGCCAATCCCAAAAGGGATCATAAATTTCCATTCCTGTAAAACCTTCTTGTGTCCAACCACGTGATTCTGCATATGCATGAATAATATCTTTAAGTGTGGTTCCCTTAGGCCAGGGAGTATTCGCTTTCCAAGCCAACATATCCATTTCAACCATAAGTGATTGTTGGCCTTGAGCAGTTCCAGCATTAACCTTGTTTGATTCGTCCCAAACCATTTTTGCATCTGACATCGTGTGTTCCTTTTTATCTTATATACAAGTTATAGCATATTGATTCTAGATTGTCAACCTTTAATTTCCAAAATAGTTAATTAAATTCCACCATGTGTATTCGGTTCCCTGCCCAAAGTCCATCCAGCCCAATGCAAATACACTGACCATAACATAGCAAATAAATTCATCAAGTTTTTCACGCTTACTCATTTGGAGCATACTCTGCTTCGAATTCATTTAATGAATTTTGCTTTTCATTTAACATACATTCTAATGTATAAATTGCCATACGCTTTTCATCGCTTGCACCTTCTGTCAAGTTAATGATTGCGTTTTGAAGTGTTTCGATATCTTGTAATACTTCGTTCATGATAGTCCTCATTGTTATTACTATTATGTTATACAATGATTCGTTCTATATGTCAAGTAGATTCGTTATCTTTTTTTGATATTAATAATTTTTCTTCACTCATGCTACCAACTAAACAAACTTTCTTCTACATCTTTATTAAGCGGAACTGTCACACGCCGTTGCATACCAAAACCATTTTGTTTCACGGTCTTGTACCACTTTGCTCTTTCATCAGGTAGATTATATTTTTCTTTGATAATGTCATCACCTTTGAGCATTTGTGCTTTGCGTGTTGATTGTTCGCCAGCGTGTGTAGATCCTGCTGTAAATTCTTTTAGCATTATATTTCGGAGAATGTATGTATTGCAATGGTTCATCGCCATAGCAACTGCAAATTCATCATCTTCACCTGGAATAATTTGACTATTACCATTGAAGTTGGTATCCATCATTATACGCTTGTCATTATTCTTTAAGAAGAATAGTGTTCCCTTCATACTACCAAATTTGCGGTCAAAACATAACTCAGTATCCCAATGAATATCTTTATAAGCAGGGTCAACATTATTAAACTTATCATAGAAAGCCCCATCGCCCGGACGACCATCCCAGTGAGGCCAGAAAAGATCCACGTCTTTAAAGTTATCAGGGAATTTGCGTAGAATATCGCAAATATTAATATGGGTATGAACAAAGTTTGGATGTAAATTGAGAATAGCATCCGAATCTGCAAATATAGCCCAGTCTTCATTTCCATTATAAAAATGATTGAGTAGAACATTTCTGGCACCAGCAGGCGGAATAGGAATATCAAGCCTATCAATGTATTCAATACGAGGATGATCCCAATACTCGTTTGCACTAAAGTCTTGAGCCAAGATACGAATAATAATCTCACTGTCATAGTCAAGCCAAAATTCGATTTGCTTGTTGTGGTTGTCACTTCGTATTTGTCTAGTTTCAAGATCGGTTCCATGATATGCTATGATATAAATTGAGTTACACATTATCTAAATTTTCAAATTGTTTTTGAAGCCAAGTAAAATCGTTTATCTTTTCTAGTTTATCTTTATTACCTTGATATATTCTACCGTACTCTTCGCCCATTTTCGCACCAATGGAAATGAACTTATGATAATCAATATACAGTGGATTCTTCCATAAGTCAAGTCTTTTTTCTATTTCATCTGTAGCAACACCACTTGCTAGTTTAGCGCATTCTCTAAACGCACCTTTCCATGCATTAAATGGAGTCGTTGCAAATCTAGTTTCATTTGAAGGTATATCTATACGATAATATGGAAAGCCAAGTTTAGCCACACCAGTAGTCACATCAACTATTTTTGTGGAACTTTTAACAAAGAATGAATTACGATTAAATAATTTAACTCCGCCATAACCAGCAAGTTCGCCAGTAGCAGGGTTTAATGCTCTCCAAACGTGCGTACATTGCGTCTGTGGTACCGCAGGATATACATCTATACTATCTGATGGTATATATGAAAAATCAAAATCATCAATTATCCAAGCATCGCCATCTACAACATAAAAGTTTTCAGTTAGACTTTGTTCTGCGCAAGCACGGTGTGCAGCATATACTCCTTCGATATCAGCAGTATTAATAACTCGCTGGTTCTTGCCAACCTTAGATAATATTCTGTTTAAATTGTTATCTGAATAATCATCCTGGTAAGTAAGATAGAATACATCTATCACGCCACTTGGATCTCAGGCGGTCTCCCGTTATCACTCACACCCAAAATGCCGTCTGGATCACCTAACCAAAAGCGAATACTTGTATCATCAGCAAGTCTCAGGTCTTGTCCCTGTGACCATCTACCGTGTTGCATTAGCACCCAATCACCAACCTTCACATCATTCTGTTCTGGTCCTACTGCATAAACTTCCGCCCATCGTGGCCTAATGCCTCTATCACCTGATTCTGCGGTACTATCATCTAAATGGATAATTCCATTTAATTTTTTAAATCCTGTGTCCATATTAGTAAGAATAATTTTATTTCCAATTGGAGATAACGTTTTCATTATTAATTCCTCATTTTGATTTTTTAGATTTGTTTTTCGTTAATTCATCTGCTTTTACAAAATTGCCATCAGCATCTTCTAACCATTCTGGGTCAGTATTTTCTTCTACTGGTTCGGAGAAAGGTTTTGGTACCGGTCCCGGGCTAGTCTCTTGAATTACAGGCTCATCCCAATCGTCTTCCATTGGTTTATCTGACGTTTTAGGTTTTGGTGTATCATCTAACTTGATACTTGCTGCTTTAACTGCATTTGGATTATTTCTATTATAATGTTCTCTTGCTATTTCGTCAGCACTTTTCATAACTCTTCCTGCACGACCAAGTTTATCACCACGTGCATTAGAAGCAGTATTACCTACTGTTATATTTTTATCTTGTTGTGCTAACAATTTGCCAATATCAATATTAACACCTCGCATACTCTTATAATTTTTCATACCTTCGCCTTTTTTATCTAAGGAACTCTTTCCAGTCTAGATCATAGTGAATACTATTTATCTTATGTATTCCGATCAGGTATAACACATAACTTGCTACACTACTTCCACGGCCAACGCCCCATACTATTTTATTTTCTCGCATATAATCCACTAAATAAATCATATATCGTAATAGCATAATCATATCACGTTTTGAGAATTCTGTTAATTCTTCATCAACCCTTATTAGTTCCTGTTCTGTGTAACATAATTTTTTTACATAATCTGTTACATCAATTGTTTTATATTCATCTGGTAAGAACCATCTTGATTGGTTATTTTTATCAAACTCCGCCAGTTCTGTAGTTATTATTTCAAT